CTAATTTAACTTTGTTATCAAGATTAGCATTCTGAGGCTGTGCAGTATCAGTTTTTTTAGAAGTAGACAATTGATCTTTTTTTGTTTTTGTCCCCTTTGCAAAAAAACCTACAAGAAAACAAGCCACAATAACTACAACAACCAAACCACCTACAAAGCCCCATAACTTAACATTAAAATTATAGTTACGACCTGATGCTATACCGTCTTCAGTAGATTTATAAAGTTTGTGATACTTCTCTTCGATTGTATAAACAAACTCATCATAAGCCTGTAATTTAATTGATTTGGTAATACTGTTATAAACCTTCGTAAAACAATAGCATTTCGTTGTTTTAGCACCTACAACTTCAAGCCAGAAATACTGTGTCACAAGGTTCCGCACATCACTGTTTACTAGCGCTGGATTGGGGCTGATAAGCCATAAATCTAAACGCTGATGTCGAATCATTGTAAGGTCTACAATCTCGCTATCACGACGACTGGAGAAGTGTTTACTAAACTTCTCATGTTTCTGTACCTCGTCAATAATTACAAGGCTATCAGGTTCACATTCTCGCCAATCGTCTGGAAGTGGTGTAATACCTTCAGCTAATTCAGCATGTGCACGAATGTTTGAATAAATCTTTTTATATTTGCCACTTTTTTTAATTTCTTCTTCTACTTGTTTAACATACAGATATGATTTACCCGCGCCAATTTGACCGCAAACAAGTCGAAACGTACCGCCAGCAGATTGACTCATTATTTTTTCCTCAAAGATAAGCTGCCTTGTTTAATACTCATCAAGAAAACAGCTACAGAAACGAAACCACTTAAAGCGTAATCGATCCCACAAATACCCATAAAATTAAGAAGATCAGCAGAAACGCTATAAATTGAATTAATTAAACTGTTAAAAGCGACCCTTATTACAGCTACTACAGACAGGTAAGAAACCACCGATAAACCCGCCCCAGTAAGCACCTTTTGAACCGAGTTTTTTAATAACCATTCTGTTAACTTTGCGAGAAACTTAAGCATTAGACAGCTCCATTTCTCAAAGCAATTAACAAGTAAAGCAAGCAACCAAGGTGACTAATTCCAATAATGTAAGGTCTTGCAATTTCCCCATAAGTACACAATATCGAAGCATCTGCTTCAAAAGACATCTGACCAATTCCATAATCTAGTGAGACGGGTTCAGCATGAAAAGGACATGTTTGTCCAAACTTTACATAGTCAGAATGTTGATAACCGGGTAAATCCTCATCTTGGACTTCAAACTTTTCATCCTTTAGTTCTGGTTCATCCTTCATCCACTTATCAGTAACTTTCCAATCGTCATACCATTTGCAAACAGTGAAAGCCCACTCACAAAAGTTGGGAAAAGTAATGGAAATAGGTTGAGGCTGTGGCTGCGGATCAGTTGAACCAGAACCACTACCAGAACCTGTACCGGTTCCTGTACCCGTACCAGTACCAGAACCTGTACCTGTACCTGTACCAGTATCAGAACCTGTACCCGTACCAGAGCCTGTACCAGTACCTGAACCAGTGCCTGTACCCGTACCAGAGCCATTACCTATGGAACCTGTAGCAGTAGCACCATCAGTACGCCAACTACGATCATTCGTATTTAAATCATTTGGAGGAGCAGAATAACGAGGATCACCAAAAGAAGCAGCTTTCCCATCAGGAGTGATAGGAGCATTTTTTAATTTATCATCCATTTGATCTGCTAATTCATCACCAATACCATTACCTGCATGCTCATAGGCATTTGCAACTGAATTATGCATGAGACCAGTATTAACACTAGGATCAATAGAAGGTGTAACAGGATCATGATAGCCTTCGCCCATCATAGCTGCACCGAGTAACTCAGGTGTTAAAGGAATAATTTGATCAGGTGGCTTAGGAGCTTTGGGATCATAAATAGGATTAGCTTCTCGTTGATAAACCCATTTAAAAGTCTCATTGGCAGATCCAGAAGACCTGCTAATAACACATATAGCTTCTTTTAACCCAGTTTCTTTAGCACCCCATGTATATGGAGTAGCTGAAATAAGTGTCCAGCCATAACCCTTAGCATTGCGTTGACAAATATCATTAGCAGCTTCGGCATTTGTACCGAACTTTTTAACAACACCAAATGAAGAAGTCATATAATAATATTGCAAACGTGGATCAGCAGGATCAGTTGGTTCAACAGGTTTATGTTTTACATAAGCACCATCCTCCATAACCCAACCAATGGCCTCAATTAACTGTGTTACAGCCATAACACCAACCATTTGAACGCCTGGGTTCCTCGCATAAAAAGCAACACGTTTAAACATTGAAGACCCAACTTTAGAGGCCGTAGGAGCTGATTCAGCAATAGCAATTTTAGTAACTGTCTTTGATTTAGCTGTAACAGGATCAGTTTCTAAAAATGATCTAGCTGAACGACCGTAAACACGTCTAGCGTAGTCTTCACGGTTTTGCTGTAATTTAATCTCACGTTGTAACCACCAATCACCATCATCAGTTGCGTGAGCATCGACGGTGAATAAAGCAAGACAGATTAGTAATAAACGTATAAACATACTATTTCCCCGACAAGACGATCCACAACGCAAGAGCCACCACAATGATGTAATAGACGGTCATTTCGCTTTACTCCAGTTATAAAAAAAGCTGGGTGAGGTGCGTACAGCTGTGCGCTCCTCCCAGCTTTTTTTTGTTTTATCAATTAGCGAAGAAGTGATAACGCTCGACGAATACCCCAACCAACATATGTTGGTACAGCCTTGAGGCTACCTACAGAAAGAAGACCCGCAATAATCGCAACACCAGCCAAGCCAGTGGTTAAATCAATCGAAGTGCCCCCATCTTCAGCAAATGCCGCAGCAGTAGTTGCCATTACAACACCAGCAGTCATAGCTGCGCGTTTTACGGCAGTAACAGCCTTTTTGGTGTTATCAGTAGCTTGTAGAGGTTGTTGATTATTTTCCATGTGTTAATCCTCATGATCATGTCCAAGTAGGTCTAAAGCAGCACGTATGCCCCAAGCAACGTACCAAATCAACGCTGTGCTAGACAGTAATAGACCAACTTGGACAACTGTTAAATTGTTGAGTTCGTCTAGCCAGCTTTGTTGATGTATGACGAGTACGCAGTAATTGACCCCATTGATTACCGTTGTTGCTGTGCAATCATCAATCTGCATACTCATAATCCCCAGTTAGCCTTCACACTTAGACATGTGAAAAGCCAAATATTTGCGGTGAAAATACGAATAACATTTAGGACATTCCACTTGATTATCCCCCATCATTGGTGTTATCTTTTTAATCATAAAATCACCTAAGTTGTTGATTTTTAACATATTATACATTATGCGAAACGGTATATTTATGCCTTTGTTTGTACAGGTTTTTCTTCCGTTTCTTCTCTTATTTGTGTGCAATGTGGTTTGTGAGCACCCAACTCTAAATATCGTGATGCTGGTTTAAACTTAACGCCACAATCCGCGCAAACAACTGATTGAAAATGATTTATGTTGATCATAGAGGTTTAACTTCCTGTTTCTTCGCATTGAAATCTAGCGCAACCAACACAGCCTTTGGCTGTTTGCCCGTGAAATCCCAATCAAAGATCATTGCAGCCTCGGCTGGTAGCTTCTGATGCATGTAATCATTAAAGAACTGAGCGCCTTTGATTTTGTAATCGGTAGATTTGAATCCGATTGCACCTTGTTCAAGCTCACGCTCAGAGTAATTCTGTAATACAGTTACAACCGTGTTTGAGAACTCGATTGTTTTGCCTTTATCGTCCTGAAAGTCGCCAGCAGCTTTACGGATGCCTGTAACTGTCATAATCGGATGTTGTGAATTGTTCATTTGCTCACCTATGCAATTTTGTAGTTGAACTGCGAAACTGGCTCTTCGTACCAATCTGGCAATTGTTGATTGAAATCTATGTCTACGAACTTAATAAACGGAATAATATTGTTGGCATTGCCTGTATGTAAGTTCTGCAAGATACCTTTATTAAGACCTTGTACAGCACATAACTGGGCTATTAGATTGTGAAATTGAGACTTGCCATAAGTCGTTTTAACTTCATCAAATCCCTTTTCGCGGATAAGACAATACATGGCAAATAAATTACGTACTTTAGTTGGGGAAGCTTTACCAGATTTGGTTAAAACAACATCAGATCGTTGGATAGCTTCAAGAACACTAGTATCGTCTGTTAATTTCATAGTTTGACCTCGTAAGGCATCAAAAATGCTATGAGTAGCTTTAGTCCAGAGTGTTTGAAGTAAATTTGGATTGGAACGTTGAAACTTAATTAAATCAAAGAGATTGGTAGGAATTCCATTACGTTCAAGCCAACGTTTTTTTAAACGTGATTCAAAACGTAAAAGACCGACAGTCCAGTTAATCAGATCCGAATTGGACATGACATCAACAACTCGTTGAGCTGCTTTATCGTTCTTCTTTGCAAGTTGCTTATACTCCTCAAATTGAGCGATAAATTCGTCATGCTTCATATAACACTTGTGATTCACAAGTCTTGAAGTCTGACCTCCCCAATATACTGAACTGTCGAAACGCTTGTTACTTAAACGAGTCTGGCCATTGCTGACATTGCTCAAGAAATCCAAAACTTTTTTAGCTGTGTTCTGGTCTTTCAATCGTACTGAGTAAGTCACATCAATATGTGAAACCCATGCACGAGGCCAATCTAGCATCCTTGCAAGAAGCGGATAAGCTTCATGTAAGAAGCCGATCATTTCCATAGCACCCTGCTCTATGTTGTCGCTGCCAAAGACATTATGCCCTTGCAGCAATTTCGCAGGAGAAGCCTTGATCTGTACAAAAGGTTCATACGAAGAATCAAAAAAAACTTTCATTGCCATACCAGTGTAATGAGTCGGAACCGACTCAAACGGATGGAATAACGCAGCAGCAGAAATTGAACCATCGTCATTCTTATGAACAGAACGAGAAGCAAGCGGTATTTCTATACTGTGAAGATCGATATCTACAAAAAAATAACGCCCTTCCGCATCTACTGAGTAGAAGCTGGATTCAAAAGGCGCATTTATGCAAATATGATCTAGCATGGGCTAATTACGCATGTATACAAATAACATTAAGCGGAATTTAATACAATTACACATGAATAGCAAGCACATATAACAGATATACAAGTAATATTGTATGCAAGTTAATAACCCGAAAATGTGACGAAAATGGCAGTAACAGTTCGTTTAAATGACAAAGAGCAAGAATCTCTACGAAAGAAGTGTGTAGAGCTCAATAAAATTCTGATCAATAAAAATCTACAGCCGATCAAGGATAGTGAGCTTGTACACATCATCCTTGATCAAGCTATAGAAAATGTTGAGATATCAGCACATGGAAAAGTAGTTGTAAGAAACGCAAAAGATCTATAAAAATTCCGAAATTTCGGACTAGAGTCCACCATTAGAAGACGTGGACTCCCCCAACCTTTCAAATTCGCATAATGCAGATTGATGTTAAAAAGCCCCGTGAGACTTCGTAATTTTCTCACTGGGGCTTAGTAACATAATCTGTGCATCACATTATGCGAACTTTCAGACGCTAAAAAATGTGCTGAAAATTTTATGAAAAATTTCAGTTTTTCATAAAATCATTTCAGCTTCAAAAGGGTAATTAAATGTAATATTTTGCCAATCTATAAAAAATCATAAGTGTTGATTTTATTCATTTTTTTGATTCCAGGGCGAGCTCACCGGCTTGACTCGAGATGTAATAAAATGCCAATCAAGGGATATATTGATCATCATGTTTTTGGTATCGAAGCTGACGAATAAGCCAAAAAAACGTTCTTACTAAAAAGAAGATGCCCATAAAAAGAAACCAAAAAGTCCCAAAGTTATCTTTAACAAATTGCCAAACAGCCATCAAATACCCCTTATTTTTAAGTGTCTCAAGGCGAGATAAACACATCTTAAGTGATAAGCTCTCTACCTTCAGAAATTTCCTATCCATTTTACAGCCACTTACCTTTTGCGGTGCCTACGACACTATGCATGTGCGTCGTGCTCGCTTACGGCACCGCTGCAATCACGTTTTCCTTCCAAACTCCAGTAAACATTCTGAACGTTCACATATCATCATGTCGAAGTGTCTAGACTACGCCTTGAGACACTCATATTATACGGTAAATCAATAGACTGTCTCGATGTGTCTCAATTCCCCTGAAGACACTTCTTTAAGACGCAACGTCACATCGAAGAGACGGATTTTGTGATCAGAGGGAAGAAATTCATAATTGGTTCGCGCCATTCACTGGATTACGTTCTAGGCCTTCCTGAACATAGTTATTAGCCTGATAGGACTGATTAGTGGCAACTTGTTGAACTGCTTGCTGTACAGGTTGTTGTACAGACTGCTGAGCAAAGTAATTAAACGGACGATCTCCTTTAATTATACGTTTGCAATCGGACTGATTGAGGCCATGAATAATTGTACCTTGTTGAGTATATCCAACTAACTTACCGTGACGATCGGTCATACAACCAGACAATACAGGCTTTGCAGTAACCTGATATGAAACCGTTTCTTGTATCTTTTCGGCTGATTCAAAAGGCTTAGACGGATCATAGCTTACTTGTTGTACAGCAACACCAACAGACTCACCATTTTTAGTTAGACGGTTAAAGTATTCAACACATTCAGGTTTTTGAACATTTACACCTTTTCTGCAATCCTCTTCGGATACCTTCGGTATAACATCTAATTTAACTTTGTTATCAAGATTAGCATTCTGAGGCTGTGCAGTATCAGTTTTTTTAGAAGTAGACAATTGATCT